ACCTTTTTATACGATCCAACTCTCCTGTTAAAGTGTTTTTACCAATAAAGTTTTGAAGCTGTTGCATTTGCTCCAAAGTGTTCTTGAATATGGGAATATCCCCAACATTCTTTTTTGAAATGGAATCTTGTAAACTGTTTAACTGGCCAATCGTCTTTGCCAAGTCTGGCATGTTAAAAGAGACGCCACCAATCTTTTTTAGTTCGCTGTTGATGTTCCCAACGACCGTAACCGCTTGATTACTTAATCCAAGAAACTTCTTTTCTATCTCTTCAAGCCCTTTTGTAGCATTATCTTGAATTGCCACCTGAAACTTTAAAACCTTATCACTTGCCATAATTTATTCCTTTTCTATTTGTGCGCTGTTATCCTTTTTAACTCCTATTGCCTGCTTTAAGAGGTCTTGCATTTTCCACTTTCGCTTTGATTTTCTTTCTTTCCAATCTCTCACAGTTTGGTTAAGTTCCTCTGCCGTTGGAGGTGTGTTTTTATCCCTTTCTTTGGCTTTGTAGCAAGTAAGCGGAGCGTCTATATTCATCAATTCAAGTTGTGCTATGGTATAAACCGTCCTATACTCATACATTTTTACAGGTATCAGTCCGAAGAAGAAGTATCTTGTTCGGAGGAGAAATTCTCTGTGCTTTGCGTTTGCGAAGGCTGCTCCGTACTTAGTCCTTGAAGGATATGTTCTGCTTCCATCATCGTCATTTGCAGAAGCGTATCCTTTGCCCCTATCAAGGACGTGGTAGCTGTGAAGAACTGCATCAGCGGTACTTTTTTTTTACCCTCCGCAAGAATAGGCCGTAGCTGTATATCGTCGTATTGTCTAATATAATAGAACCATCGCCAACGAAACCAATAGCAAAAATGCAACTTGAATAAGCCGTTCAGTGTATAGATTGCGGCCGCTTTGCATGACAGCTTTGCGTCGCTGGTAAGAATATCCAACATGCTTATGTCGTCTTCTGCTATATCTTCGTTATCCTTCTTCTTCTTGCGTATAAGGAGTTTTGTTAGGTATTCAAGCTGGCAATGCTTAAGCCAGTGGATAAGATATTTTTTCTTTGTTCGCGGAATGGTTATTTCTGTGGGGGTATTGTCCTCAAGTGATTTATACTGCCTCTGTTCTTCTAAAGTAGGCTGGTGTACAACAGGTTCTTTCGTCTTTCCCATATATATGTCGCTTTATCTACTGTTTTGAATTTAAAAAGGGACAGCGGTGACATTATTTCACCACCGCCCCTTGACTTTATTATGAATGAGCCTATTATACTATGCTGATGGCTCTAAGATGCCGAATGCGTCTGCGTCAGCACCTGCCGAGATACTACCAGTTAGCGTTACAACAAAAGGCTTGTTTGAACCGTCAAACGTTGCTTCTGCCATGAATTTAACCTTCTTGATATAGAGAACCTTTGTCTCTGTTTCATCAAGAACCAGCAGACCTAAATAGATAGCTTTTTGGACAGACGAGTAAGATTTCCCCTTCAGCTTGCCTTTGCCACCAACAGTCATTCCTGCAGGGAGGGTAAGGGTTGTGTCTACACCTTCTTGACCGAAGCAGAACTTGAAAATGTCCGTACCGTTACATGGTATTTCCAGTTTCACCTCTCCATCACCAGGAGTAAATGTGTTCACCCAGTCGGTATTCATGCCATGAATTTTAAAGTGATTAACACTTGGAGCGCCTGTGCCAAAATTAAAACCTGAATCTTCTGAAACAGGGAACTCGAGCATGTCGCCATCGGCAAGGGTTGCGGCCGTACTCGTGCTACCACTACCTGCTGCGGTTGCAATTCCGCCCTTTACAGCAAATACGCTGGATATGCCACTAAAGACATCACCCTGCATGTCTATTTTCTTCTTAAATGCCATAATATTAATTTTTAAAGTTTGTATGAATTGATTTTTGTGCGGATGTTAAATGAAATGGTTGTTATCTGAAAGCCTGCCTTGTCATCGCCTATTATTAATATCCTTGGGCCAGAAGCCACTATGAAATCGTCCTCAATAGGAAAAATATCCATGAATTTCTGAACAAGTTCCGACTGCTTGAGGATATTAGGAGTGTTATCCGATTTTGCCTTTACACCGATATAGAAAACACCGTCAGTTCTTACAATGAAGTCATCATTGCCTTTTACTGCTCGATATTGCTCCGTTGGAAGGTCTATAACAACAAACTCGGAGATTTCTTTAGCAACTTTTGGGCGATTTGACAGATAGATACTTTCTATTCCTGTAGTTTTTGCAGCAGAAACAAGAGAGTTAAATATGTTGTACATTGTCGGTTTTGGCATATCTCTAAATCTGTAAGAATGTGACACCTATTCTGTCTGCATATTGCAAAGTCTGCATAAATCCTGCTGTACCACGCTTCATTTCAATAAACTCTGCGTATTCTACAGGGTAAGCTACCACAATATCAAACATATTGTTTCCGTCAGGACGATAGGAAGCGAAAAACATTTTAGCGTCATAAGCACCAAAACCCTCATCTGTCTTAATACTTGGGACATAATGACTTGCCACCCCCTCATAATCTTTTTTGAAACGATACTTCTTAGGGAAACTCATCTTTTCAACAGTGGCAGAGTTTGTGTTGTCTGATGCAAAATAGCCTACAATAGGATTGCCTTTTTTGTATAGACAAACAACAATGCTATTAAGCAAGTTCCCTGTAAAGTCATGTTTGCGGGGGGCTGTTTCACGATTTTTTATAGCCTCCGCCAAAAGGTTTCTACAGAAAGTCTTACAGTTCTGCTCAATGCTATATTCTATGTCCGTCTTAAACTCAGAAAAAGCTGACTTGATGATGTTATCAATTTCTGACATATCTCCAAAGTAAATGCGTTCCTAAATTTCCAGGCATTCTGTCGATAACCTCCCCATACTCCTTATAAGAACCTTTGTCTAAAACTATCTTGTCTCCCTCTTGGGGAATAGTGTCGCTCGTCCATTCGTCCTGTTTTAAAGGCAACGCGAGACCTCTATAAGAGGACAAAACTTCTCCGCTGACTGACGTGGTGAGCTTGCTATAGCCTCTGCAAGACCCTTTATAAATAACAATGCCCGTTTCCTCGTCTGACATTGGGTCTTCTGATTTTGCGAAGCGTATTATTTCGCATGAGTGTGGAAATCTCGGATTATTAACAGACATTACAAATTCCTTCCTCTTCCTCCGTTAGAATGTATATTGTGAAATCCCCTTCCTACAAACCCCCACTTGTTTTCTCCAACAGTGGGTATTTGATATTTCGCGTAGATTTCATTTGCCATGCGCAAAAACCTATTAAGCACATTAGCCGACATCGTTTCTCCACCCTCACTATGTTCCCAATCTGCATCTTTGTCACTTACTTTTTGGGAAGTTGTAGGAGACAGGGCGACCCAGACATATAGACCAGCCAATGCTAAATCTCTCTGTTTTTGCGTAAGGTCAACATAAGCAGTACAACAATTTATGTCGTTCTCTGCGAGAATAGAAAGCAAGGCTTCGTCAGGAACGTTAATGTTCCTGACTTTGCCTTTAAGATATTGCTCTATTGTAAAAACAGTCGGCATAATTCACTTCTGATTAACCTTTCCACGCGGTCAAGTAGGCAATCTCGCGAATATTGTTGAATACAGGAGAAGCATATAGCTCACAATCAACAATGTTCTTCACTGGACGCTCTTGCCAAGTGTTTTGAACCATAATGCGATCCTCCACTAAATGATAGCTGTCTGACAGAGAAACACCGCCATAGGCAAGTCTATCAAGATAGATAGAGTTGGTACACTTCATTTCGAATGGGACAATGTTAGAACTGCAAGCAACGAGGTTATGCTCGTCAAAAGCTGGAGAATCTGGAACAGAAAAACCGTCCTCTTCATGCGCAGACTTGTAGTCTATAACATCAAACATCCACACGCCCATGTCGTGCAATGCGGTCAGAATTTCGTTGTTAGAGAGTTTGACATTCTCTGGCTTAAAGTAATTCATCTTACCTGTGCAATACTTGATTACTACAGGGTGGAGCATCAAGCGGTCAAACAACTCTTTTGAAATCTTCCAATGGTCCACATTTAAGCGTAGAGAGTCTGTAAGATACTTCTGTGCGTCAAGCATGTCTTGAACGGGGTCTGCTGTATCGTCAGCCTGAACCTTACCACTCACAACCTTGAACCACTCTTTGCTGGCTTTAACAAAGTGGCTGTCCGCAATAGGGAACTTGTAGTCATGCTTGATACCGTCTACAGAAAACTCTTTAATAGAGCCTGTTGACAACGCCTGCAATGTCAAATAATTCAACTCGTTGTGTACTCCGCCAATCATCATATCAGAGCGTGTCTGTACGTCGTCTGCCATGAGAATGGCCATTGGTACGTGGGTCATGTTATGATTGCGACGCATCTGGAACAAATCGTCCTCGTCAATCGAAAAGCCGTGACCGAGCTTCAAGATAGAACCACCATAGTACTCCCAACCCCCGGTGTTGCGCTGTGGCTTGTTTGAATGAGTGTCAAGAATGGAAGCGCGCACCATGATAGGTGTTTCTTTCTGTCCCTGAATCCATTCCTTATCATCAGAGGGAGTTCCCCATGTGGCGTAACGTTTCCAGATTGCTTCGTTATACTTGGCGTTGCTATTGTCGAGAATTACGCCAAAATTGTCAGCGCCTATATATCGGCGCATATCATTGATAGAATATTGCTTAAAATCTCTCATGTGTTATCCTCCTTTATTTACTCTGGGAAAAACGGAAGAAGCAACCTGCGTTAGCAAGAGCTTTCTTCACTGCATCGTTAATAGGTGGCATGCGACGCTCATACACTGGTCTTGCGCAAAAAAATGCCGCTTCGCCGTAGGCTTCATAAGCATTAGCGTCAAGACATTTGTCATAAGCAAGCAGTGCGTTTGGTACACAAGATGGCTTACCGTTAGCCTGCGCAGTTGCCAAGATTGTAGTATCTGAAACTCCTGCTGCGGCATTTACGGTTAGGACGTCGTACTCTTCGTGGCTACCATCTACAGCAGAAACCTTGATAACAGTTCCCGCTGTGTCTAAATTGTCGCCGAGAATAACAAGGTCGCTACCAGCTTTGACGCGAGTTCCAGTAGACACACCGCCAACAGACTTAACAATCTTAATGGTATTTCCACTGACCTCCTTTACAGCGAATGTCTGCAAAGGCTTAATGGTACGTTTTAACTCGTCCACAAATACAGGAGTTCCTGCAGGAAGCACGCTACCTGCTTCTGGAAGGTCTTTTAAATCAAAATTGAAGCCGCCAGTAAGGAGTTCAGGCTTTCCCTCAAACACCCTGCGCGAGCCTCCTATCTTGCCATTGAACTTTACGTTCTGGCTAAAAGTTCCACTAATCATATTTTTTTATTTATTTGTTTAACTTAGCCTCTTATCGCAGCAGACTTTTGGTCTTTGCGGTAAGTTCGGCTTGTTTGACAGCCGCCTCACTTCGCTTCTTGAGATATTCAGTAACTTCATCGCTGCCACCTCCGTTACCTGTTCCGCCCGCGGAGTCTCCGCCAAATGGCTTCCCGCTATCTCCATAGAAGTCTTTGTAACGCTCTTCGTAGATTTTTTCTACCTTTATTTTCAACTCATCTATATCAGAGTCTGAAGTTATCTCCAAGTCTCTTATAGACAAATTAACTACAGCGTCACGGGACGCCTTGCGTTCTTCCACAAGATACCCCTTTAGTTGCTTTTTGATATTGCTGATTTTTTCAGCTTCGATAGCTTTCTTGGAACTGGCGATAAAATCAGAAGTTTCGCTAAGCTTACCACCAATAAGACCTCCCTTTCCATCTTCTCCGAAAAGTTTGATGTTGTAAGCTTCAAGTGCTTTTTCTACGTCAGACTTTTCGTTGTTACCATCGTTATTTTCATTTGCAGGTTTTGCTTTGTGCGTCTTGGCCCACTCTGCCTTGAACTCTTCTATCTGTTTTTCAGCGAGAGACTTAGCAAGATTTTCATTCTCCTTTGCCAGACGAGCCTTTTCTTCTGCGGTTTTAGTTGCTAAATCATGCCGATATTGCCCAGCATAGTTTTTAACAACCTCAACAGGTATCTTCCAAGTTTCGTCTGTCACCTTATCGTCATCCGCAAACGATGGTAAGAATGTAGCGACAAGCGCATCAACAGTTTGTCCTGATAATACTCCAAAGTCGTTCTCTCCGACTTTGCTTTTTAATCCTTCAATAAGAGCTTCTTTCTCCATTGCCTATTTTTGATTTTGTAAATATTTTTCGCAAATATAAACACCCTTCTATTTTGTAAAAATAATTTACTCAAAAATCTTTCACATTTTTGATAAAATAACCTATTGACATGTGTATTGTGGGTATATTTGCGGAAAATAATGTAAAGAAAAATACAATGCAAGAAGGTATAATAAAGCCATATGCTCTTTCGAAAAAAAAGATTTATACAAATGAGTATGTGACGGCATTGAGAGAGCGTGAAGAAAAAAATAAAAGCTCAAAGGTTTTTATTGCGCAGGAAGGGCCACAGGAAGACGATTTGCATTCCAGTGTGGATATACTTATTACAGGTGGCAATCGTGGCGGAGGCAAGGCAAATCCTTATTCTACGCCTATTGCAACTCCAAATGGCTTTGTAAAAATGGGTGACTTAGAGGTCGGAGATTGTCTTTGTACCCCATACGACGGCATTCAGAAAGTAAGCCAAATTTTTGAGCAAGGCGAACAGACTATATATACTTTTCATTTCAACGATGGGACGCAACTACAATGTATGGATAATCATCGTTTTTGGGCGAGGCTTGGTATAGATAGCGCGTTTAAAGAGTATTCTGCTCGAGAAATATTAGGTCAGTATAAAATAGACTCAAAGTTTCCAAACTCCCTTCGTAGTGGGAAGACGGACTACTTTGAGATACCACTACCTTCGGAAGTAGAGATGAACGAGAATAGAACAGAGGTGGACTTACCTATCCACCCTCTTCTGCTTGGATATATATGTGGTAGTGGATTTACGGAATTTCCACGAGGGGGAGTGGATCTTGGCGGCGATATGACCATATCAAGAAAGGTCGCAGGCGCAGGCTACCGCGTACTAAAAAGGCATGGGAAATATGTCCTCAAGGGGTTATCCGACGAAGCAAGGCGACAGATTACGAAAAAGAGGGGAAAACAGCTTGCGCGTATTCCAAAAGAATATATGACGGCAAGCATATCGGCCCGATGGGAGTTTTTGCGTGGAGTGTTTTTCCAAAATGGTTTTTCGAAGAGAAAACACCCACATCTTGTATTGCCCAACAAGCCACTAATAGAGGATATTGCAATGCTTGCGCGTTCACTTGGAATATGGGCAAAAATTTACGAGGTTGTGGACGAGCCTGAACATATAGGTTGGTGGGGGATTGTGTTCATTTGCCCAGACGACGCTGAAATATATTGCAAGGTATGTTATCAGAAAAGAGCGCATGTTAATGGAGAGAAACCCAAAAGTCCGAATAGCCCCAATGTGATTACAAAGCAGATAATGTGGGTGCAGAAGATGAAGGTCAAACAACCGTGCAGGTGTATAACGGTCACAGGGAAAGACCATTTATACTTGTCTGATGCCTATACGGTAAACCACAACACGTTCACTCTGCTAATGGAGCCGATGTATGATATACATAATTCTAATTTTAATGGAATTATACTTCGCAAAAACAAAGACGACTTTAACAATATTATTCGAGACAGCAGGAGATTGTATTCAAAATTTGGGAGATATAACAAGTCAAAAGATGATATGGCTTGGTATTTCTATTCTGGGGCTGACTTAAACTTTGGCATCTACGACATGCCATACGATGACTTTGACGACAAGTATCGCGGACAGCAGTTCGCATATATAGGCATAGATGAGCTTCCGCAGATGTCTTTCAAAATGTTCAAATTTTTACTAACGAGTAATCGTAATGGCTCTGGCATTAAATCCAGAATATTAGGTACGTGTAACCCCGACCCCTTGTCTTGGCTTAGGGTGTTTATTGATTGGTTTATTGGGAAAGATGGCCTACCCATTCCAGAGCGTAATGGCGTGATAAGGTATTGCTACATGAAAGGCGACTCCGTAGATGATACAGTTTGGGGGAATACACCAGAAGAGGTTTACGAGCAATGTAAAGATGAAATTGATAGCAGGTGGGACGAATCGTTCGAGGAACTCGGATATGACAAGAAATCATTCTTTGTCAAGTCCATGACGTTCATTAAAGCAGACCTCAAATACAACAAAAAACTCCTTAAGTCTGACCCCGGTTATTTGGCGGGTCTTCATAATCAGACAGAAGAAATAAAAGCCCGCGAATTAGATGGTAATTGGAACTTCATGGAAATGGGAGACGACATGATAAAAATGTCTCACATGGAAAAGTGTTTCAGAAACGACCAAATGCTTGGAGACCATATTCACAGAGCGACATGTGACGTTGCTTTTACAGGAGGGGATAATTGTGTTTTGTGGCATTGGATTGGTTGGCATCTTGCGGATATATTTGTCTGCAAACTCGACTCTATGTCTACTTGCCAAGCTGTAGAATCAAAGCTAACCGAATGGGGCGTAATGGAAAAGAACTTCTGTTACGACCTTAACGGTCTTGGCCAGACATTTAAAGGATATTTTAAACATGCCGTCCCTTTTAACAACGTTGAGGCTGTGCAGGCAAAATACAAAAACATATATGACAATGTAAAAAGCCAATGCGCCTATATGTTTGCAAAGAAACTTCAGCAGGCAGAAATCAGTTTTGAACCAACCCTACTTGAACAGAAATTCTCTGGAAAAGGCTACGATGGCAAACAATTAAAAGATGTTTTACAAGTTGAGCGGAAGTGTATTAGACAAGATATAAGCAAATTAGATAAGGGTTGGTGTCTAATCAAAAAGGAGCAAATGAAGAGACTTGTAAAACACTCTCCCGACTTCTTTGAAGCCTTGATAATGAGAATGTATTTTGAGATAAACAGACAATCCGTAAAAATACCATCTTGGGTGATAAATTTTTAATATATATAAACGTAAAGGGATAACGAAATATGGATTTGATACAATTTGCTAAACGTAGCGAAGAAGAGGCAACACCAAAACTAAGAGACCTTTTGACAAAAAAACCTTTTACAAGGGTAATGCCAGAAGGGCATTATGATCACGGAGTAAGATATGGAGACCCAACGGAAGAGTCTCTTGCAAGCGATTATCTTTATAGAAAGGTGGTTACACAAGAGGATTTTGCGCGCGAACTTGACCCTTATGGGCATCTTATAAATGACCGTGAGTATTATCACGATATTTGGAGACAGGATACGCGAGAGGAAGGGACAGGACTTTGGTACTTAGAAGAAGTTCCTCGTTACGCCTTCAGTTTTCAACATGTTATACTTCACAAACAGTTGACACACCTTACTGGTAACGATATTCAGTTTGAACTTGCAGATAAGAAAGATGATGAAGTATCACGAGATACTTATAATGCTTTCAAAAGAGGTTGGCAAGAGCGAAATATGGAAACTGCGTGGTATAAGTTGGCTAAATCTGTCAAGTCAACAGGAGACGGCGCGTTTGTGGGTTTCCTTGACAAGGGCAAGTTCGGTTGGAAAATACTATCCTTTTCAAATGGTGATAA